CTAAGGTAGGTCGATCAGCAGTATGACGATCCAGGCCAAAGCAACCACGAACGTGGCAGCAATGGTTGCCGTAAACACCCAATCCCACAAACGCTCTCGCAGATGTCTCATACCTATCTTCCTATGATAGGGATAAAACGCAGAATTAACATAGACCATTCCGAAGTAGCTGAGCAATATCGAGCCTTTTCACGGTAAGGTTACAAGGCGGCACTGAATGCCCAAGCTCAAAGGGCAAGGCATGGACCAGAGGCGCCTACGCCGTGGTCGGCTTGTGGGTGAGAGCATATATTGCTCGGATCTCGTCGAGCCTTTGTATCGCTTGCCCAGACTCTCTCAGGATGATGGCGCTGAGCTGTCGCGCTCTGTCCTTCCCCCAGTCCTCTACGACAACCCGTGCAGCCTCTTTCAGCGACATGCTGGCAGCCGGAATGGCGGTTTCGACATCGATTTGGTTAGAGGCCGTCCTGCGGGAAAGAAGATTAACGGCTTCATCTAAGTGATACCCTGAATGCATTGTGCTCTCCTGCTCGCGGAGAGCTTACCACCCATTGCTTAAGGATAGTTTCGGTCTTGGGAGCGATGCAATCCGAATGCCAAAGCCCCTACAATACACAGCAAGCCAGAGTGAGCACGATGCCAAGCGAGGGACAGCACGACAGCGAGGCTACGACTCCCGTTGGGAGAAAGCCCGCAAGACCTACCTGATGAGCCATCCCCTGTGTCTAATGTGCAAGAAGGATGGGCGAGTAACCCCGGCGACAGTGGTGGACCACCGGATCCCTCACAAGGGAAACCAAGAACTGTTCTGGGACACGGACAACTGGCAGCCCTTATGCGCCCCTCACCACAACAGGGACAAGCAAAGGGAAGAGCGAGGCAGGTTCCAGGCTGTAGACGCGGATGGATGGCCAGTATGAGTGGTTTCTCTAACGGTCCAGGCTACCATCCTTGAACAGCTCCGATAGAGCCGTCAGAAGCATAGACTGAGCTTCTTGCCCCTCGGTCAAACTGAGGAAGTCATTAATTCCATAGCGCTGCTCATCTTGCTTCTCAGCGCCCTCGGAATGTGGGTTTTGATATATTCGCGTGTGTTCTACCCACAATCCAGGAGAGTCTGAATCGAGGATCAGGTGCCACCATTCGCCTGTATGCCCGCCTGGATTGTCGGCTCTGAAGGCTAACTCGCGTTTGTAAATGGGCATCAGCTCGCTCCTGATCCGACGTCGGATTGTGGGACGATGCGTAAGCCAACACAAGTGACGGGTAAGGCTATCAAAGAGGGTAGGTCACACGTGGCCCGAGAAAACGGCTGGGCTACATCCCGGTGAAGACAACAGCAGGATGTTGACGAGAAGCGCCGCTACTCAGTTCTACTGGCGAGCTGACAGTTGAGGCCTGATGGCCTGAGTTGTAGGAGAGAGCGGCCAATTCAAGCGCAGCCTCGCGCGCTTCCTCCTCGGTAGTATACGAGTAGATGGCTCTGCCCTGGCACATCACCAGCCAGCGGTCTTCCTGAAGGTGAAAGACTTGGAAACGATGCATGTTGGTTGCCCCTCTGACCAAGGACAGCATACTGAGTCCAGCCCTCACATGCGGCATTCTCCGTGGGGGTAGGGGGGCTCTCGGAAGTATAGAGCTTTTCAGTCCCGGACCGGCGGGCGTCCTTTTCTTTTAGTTTCCGCAAAACTCTGAACCTTTTTAGGATGATGTAACATGGGACGGCCACGGAAGTCCCCAGAGGCACGCCGCCTTGAGGGCAATCCCGGCAAGCGGCCCATTCCTGAGACAGTGATCGTGGCTGGCGGCCCGGTGGTCGCCCCTGATCATCTGAGCGACGACGCGAAGGCTTGCATCGAGATCATCAAGCGCTCGCTGCCGCCGAAGACCTACGCATCCTGTGACGCCTTCCTGCTCTCGGCTTATGCGAGCGCCTGGGCGGAACACAAGCGCTGCGTGGAGGAGGTGAACAAGGCCGACTTTAAGCGTGTCGAGGCAGGGTCTCAAGGTCAACCAGTACTGAACCCATGGCTCAAGCACATGAACGAGCAGGCGAGGCTTCTGCTATCAATCGGCGCCCGCCTGTTCCTCGATCCGGTCGCAAGGGCGGCCTTAAAGCTGCCGGACGAAAAGCCGGCCAGCAAGTTCGACGGCCTGATCGGGCAGAGCGAGTCATTGCCTTCATCCAGGCATTGACGGTTCCGAGCGGTGAGGGTCAGGGTGGCCCGTTTGTCCTTCGGGAATGGCAGAAGCAGTTCATCAGGGACATCTACGAGCCGCACGTTCTCACCAAGGGGCAGTATCGGCGGCAGGTACGACGGGCAATCCTCTCGATTGCCCGCAAGAACGGAAAGACGGCTCTGATTGCGGCTCTCGTGCTCGTTCATCTGATCGGGCCGGAAGCCATCCTGAACGGGGAAATCTATTCCGCGGCGAACGACCGGGAGCAGGCAGGGCAGGTTTACAAGGTCGCCTCGCAGATCGTGAAGGCCGACCCCGAGCTTTCCGCGATGCTCCGGTGCGTGGACTCGACCAAGACCATCGCCTGTTACTCAAACGGATCGTTCTACAAGGCAATATCGGCAGAGGCAGGGACGAAGCACGGTCTGAACCCGAGCTTTGTGATCTTCGATGAGCTGGCTCAAGCGAAAGACCGCGAACTTTATGATGTTCTTGATACTTCGATGGGTGCTCGTGCGGAGCCGCTCTTTGTAACTATCTCGACGCAGAGCAACGATCCGGAGCACATCCTGTCGAAGCTCATTGACGACGGTCTAGGGTCGAAGGATCCGAGCATCGTTTGCCACCTCTATGCTGTTCCAGAGGAGCAGGAGGACATTTTCGATCCCAAGTGCTGGGAGATGGCAAATCCGGCGCTGCATGACTTCCGCGACTTTGACGACCTGAAGGCCATCGCTGACAAAGCGCAGCGTATGCCGGCAGAGGAGCCGAAATTTCGCAATCTCTACCTCAATCAGCGGGTAGCCCCGGTTGCATCGCTGATCTCCCGGGCCGAATGGATGGCCTGCGTCGGGGAAGCGGAGTTCGAGGATGGAGAAGAAGTTTACCTAGCTCTCGACATGTCGGGCGTAGTGGACCTGACCTCGCTCATGATGGGTAGTGCAGGGGACCTGACCCGAATTCGACCATACTTTTGGAAGCCGGCTGATCTCCTGAAGGAACATAGCAACAGGGACTTCGGATCAGGTAATCTTCGATATGTCGAGTGGCACGATGGAGGGTGGCTCGATGTCTCGCCTGGTCGTTCGATCGACCCGCAAGTGGTGGCGTTCAAGATTGCTGAGTTGTGCCAGCGGTACAAGGTCCTTGGTCTCGCGTATGACCGCTGGCGCATCAACGACCTTTTGCGGGAGCTTGATCGGATTGGTCTTCAGGCCTTCCAGGAAGGCGAGAAGGGTGACGGCCTACGCCTCATACCGTGGGGGCAAGGCTATCGTGACATGGCGCCAGCCATCGATGCGCTTGAGTTCGCGGTAATCGAACGAAAGCTCGAGCATCCCTCAAGTCCAGTACTCAACTGGAACATGGCGAACGCGGTCGCGACGATGGATCCGGCCGGCAATCGCAAGATCGACAAGAACAAGGCCCGGTTCCGGATCGACGGCGCTGTGACGCTGGCGATGCTCTGCGGGCTGAAGTCTCGCGACCGCAAGGACGAGCGGAAACCCGAATATCAAATGCTCGTGCTGGGCTGAGAAGGAACTACCCAATGAACCGGATGTATTCGGTTCTGACCGTGAAATAACTTGGGCCTATCAACGGTCTAGGTTAGAATAGACGGGTCAGTGAAGTGCTTGCAACACCCCGCTGACCCTAACCAAACGAGCGTTGGAGCGCATCGAATGGCTGATAGCGGTATATACGAGATTATCAATCTCGTGAATGGCAAGCGCTATGTTGGTAGCGCGATATCGTTCAAAAGGCGTTGGACCTATCATCGTCGCGATCTACGAGCTGGAAAGCATCACTCCAAGCACTTGCAGGCATCCTGGAACAGGCACGGGGAAGCGGCTTTCTGCTTTTATGTGATTGAGCCCGTTGTGGACACGGCGCGATTGATCGAACGAGAGCAATTCTACATTGACGCCTTGAAGCCTGAATACAATTGCCGACCAACTGCGGGAAGCAACCTCGGGCATAGGTGGACGGAAGAGCAGAAATCAAGACGCAGCGCTGGCCTGAAAGGCCTCCGCGTCCTGCCCATCGGCTATAAGCATTCAGAGGAAACCAGGCGAAAACTTGCTGAGAAAATGAGGGTCAACCCTACGTTTCTCGGGAAATCTCACACGCCGGAAACGCGTTCCAAGATATCGACGGTGCGCAAAGCGCTGCTGGCGGAAGAAGGCGCATTAAACCGGTTGAGGGCAGCGCTAGCCCGGCCGGAAGTGAGAGAAAAGAAATCCGCCAACATGGCTGGCAATACGATTTGGCTTGGCCGCTCTCATAGCGACCAGACGAAGGAATTGCTTCGACAGAGGTTCACGGGCCGTAGCTTTTCGGACAGTACCCGTAAGCGAATGTCTGAGTCCCAACGTCAGCGAGGGCCGATGTCGGCCGAAACGCGAGCCAAGATGAGTGTATCAAGGACTGGCGTCCGGAATGGGTCGGCTGTTTTGAATGTCTTCTGCCTGGAGAATTCTCTTGGGCAGCGCGTGACCGGCATCCCATTGGAATTGCGCGAGCAGACGGGCATCTCGCCCGCTGGCATGACGCAGTTGCTCAAAGGACAACAGAAGTCAGCGAAGGGCTGGCGGCTGGTCATCGACAACTAGGAGTTCACCACCATGAACAGAGCCTTCGTCGCCTTGGACATCAAGGCGCTGGACGATGATTCGCGCCTTATTGAGGGCTGGGCCAGCACGGGTTCTGTGGATCGCGTCGGTGACATCGTTGTGCCGAAGGGAGCCGTTTACAAGCTGCCCCTCCCGTTTCTGCTCGATCATGACCATAAGCTCGCCGTTGGTGAGGTTGATCGCGTCGAGATCACCGACAAAGGCATCAAGTTCTGGGCTCACATCAAGAAAATCTCTGAGCCCGGCGAGGTCAAAGACCTTTGCGACAAGGCTTGGTCTCTGGTGAAGAACGGGCTGCGGAGGGCTGTGTCGATCGGCTTCTCGGCTCTGGAATACGATGTGCTGCCGAACGGTGGCCTTAAGTTCAATTCGTGGGAATGGCTTGAGCTTTCCGCCGTGACCGTTCCAGCCCAGTCTGAAGCTGTTATCACCGGCTTCAAAAATCTATCC